TTTGCGCAGCAGCGTAGACTTCGAGAACGCGTCAGAACCAACGTTAAAGACAAAGCTGTAAAGTGCGGCGCGCTGATACTCGCCCAGCGGCACCCTGACCAGATTGTCTACCGTGCGTTTTGCTGGCTGGAGGTCTTTCCAGAGCAACTGGTCACACTCGCGATCGGAATAAGTCTTACCCCTGATGATATCCCTACCAGTATGGCCATCGCACACAGTCCACACCCCGGCGACGTCTTTATAGGCTTCGTACTTCCGCCCTTCGACGCCATCCTGCCCTCCGAGGAACAGCGAGGCAATCAGCATTGCGCCACCACCCGCTGCGGCGATGAGTTTAGTGCGAAGGTTGCTGGTCATCGGCATATCATTCATCTCCAACTTTCACAGCAGGACCGTATTTCTCCAGCGCTTTAACCTGCGCATTGGCGACCTTGCGTTTGAAATACCAGTTAATGAGTCCGGTAACGATTATCCCGGCAATACCTGCCAGTACGCCGATGGCGCTCCATTCGTCAGGACTCAGTTTTGTGAGGACGCCGTTCAGGAT